GTACTCATACGTTTGTTGTTCGGCTTTTTTTTGAACGCTTTTTTGACAGCATGTACCATTGTCTTCTTTTTCTTTGCTGTGCGTATTGCAGCATTTTGTTTCGTCTATTGACACGAGAGACACTCATCGTCGTTTACTGTAGCTCCTTGAGGATTGCAATTACATTTCTCACATGGACAAACGCCACTATCATCAGAATGATTTTTAACATTACAATGACAATTACAAAAACAATCTTTACACTTATTCATTATTTTTTTGGTAATCCTTCTGCTAACCATTTAACTAATTTAGTCCATGGCAAACAAATAATTTTCCATATTTTTTTAATCATTTTTTTTCTCCTCAATTTCGTAGAAAAAGTTGTCTGTGTCTTCAGTACACCATCCACTACTATTTTCAACATTCCAGTCACTTGTTTGTACCTTGTAATCAGGAATTTCATCTTTCACGGTGAAAGACGGTATGTTCCATATGATTCTATTATTTGGCTGAGCCGCATAGTTGCCATCATCCAAGGCAATTATATGAGCGCACTTATGTTCGTGCGGAATTTCAGAATGATCTGTATCGAGTATATTACTCTCTGGGTGGGCCCAGTCAACAGTAAAAAGATAAGATCCTGGGTGCCATTTCTTGTCTTTTCCTATAAATTTACCGTGTTGCCCGTCTAAGAGATCGAAAGAAGTAACACTAGGATAGTAACTAAAACAATTCCAAAGCTCCAACTCGTCAAGTCTAGGCCTAGGAACCTTTTGTATATCATACGATCTCTGTATGAAGGCCGATATTGGGAGACGATAAAAGACTGCACCGTTCTCCATAATCGCGTGAAACAATATAGGACGACCAGTGATCGAAGCCATAGCAAATATAATGCAATCTTCAACTTCTCCATGATGCTTTTTAAGGTCATAAAGGTATTCCCTCCTGATCTGTGCGTACGTCACAGGTATGTTCGCGTTTAAATATGCCATTTAACATATAACCCTATTATGTAATTAATAAAATAATTATAACAACTACAACAGCTATCACTAACTTTTTATGATCTGTCCATAGGTGATTTACTTGATCTAATATATTCATGTTTCCTCCTATTTATCGTATATGTCTCCCCAATTTTCACCTGATTCATAATCAACTTTATTGGGAACTTTTAACTTAACAGCATTCTCCATTATATCAATGATTTTATTCACTTGTTCTTTTGATTGAACGGATATATCTAATTCATCATGTATTTGTATATGTGGCACAATACCTTCTTTATATAAATCTAACATAGCTTTTTTAGTCATATCAGCAGCTGATCCTTGTATTAATTTATTTAAAGCTTTGTAAGTAAAAGCTCTTTTTATTAAATTTTGATCTTCACTAGATAAATTTTTTCTAATTAGATTAATTTTTTCTTCGTCTACTTGAGGATATTTTTCTTTGTAATTTTCTATAAACCTAGCCTCTGTTTCTATTCTTGTTCCAGTTACCGATAATTTACCACGTCTAAATTCATTTACTTCCCATTTAGGAAAATTACATCTTCTTCTTAAAAGAGTTCTAATATAACCATCTTGAGACGCTGTTTTTGAAGTCTTATCCATTAAATCTTTAACAAAGGGAACACTCTCATGATACTTATCAAATAAATCTTCAGCCTCTTGCCTCGTGTTTAATCCTAACTCTGCTTGCAACTTGGCTTTACCCATTCCATAGAACAATCCAAGGTTAATAGTTTTGGCTTGAGTTCTTTCTATGTTAGCCATATCGGCCACTGTTTGGTGAAAGTCTACTGATTCGTCTTTAAACTTTTCTACTATTTCTACTACAGATTCATCTTTACAAATAGAATTACTTGAAGCTGCATAATGCACTACGAGTCTTGGTTCTTGTTGAGAGTAATCAAAACAACCCCAAGTGTGATTACGTTCAGGTAAAAATAAAGATCTTATCATAGGTCCTAGCTCCTTATTTCTCGCTGGGACTTGCTGGAGATTTGGATTCGAGTAACTAAACCTTCCGGTAACTGTTCCACCACCTGATCCTCTAATAGGATTAATATCGGCATGAATTCTACCTCGATATTCATACTTAATAATAGTATCAATAAATGTTGTGTGCGCCTTGTTAATTTCTCTAGCTTTTGCTATCTTCTGTACCAAAGGATGTTTATGGGTAGAGAGAAAATTTTTTGTAAATGAAGGTGCTTGAGTCTTCGCTGTTCGTTCGTAGGGTAATTTCAGTTTTTCAAAAACTTTGGCAATGGACCTTGCAGCCCATATTTGAGTATCTATTTGTGTTTCTTTTTTTATCTCTTGCAGCAATGCTGTTTCTTGTCCAAGTAATTTTTCTTTCGTTTGGTGAGCTTTTTCGATATCTACACGCACGCCTTTAATTTTCATATCTATTAAGCAAGGAAAAAGATCTGTTTCTAATTTAAATATCTCACTAAGATCTTCTGTTTTTATAGTTTCACTTAATAAATTAAAAAGTCTTAGAGCTAATTCAGCGTCTTTTTCTGCATACGCTCCAACATACATAGCTGGAAGTTTATACATCTCTGCTTTAGGATCTACTCCCGCTTTATCTGCAGCAGCTTTTAAAGCTGATTCATCTTTGACTTCTTTTAAATAATCATAAGAAACACTATTTAAAGAATAAGAAAATCTATTTTCATCTATTAAAGAGGCCATAACCATCGTATCAATAATAGGTCCATTAATCTTCACACCATAAGCTCTTAACCAACAAACATCATACATGGCGTTGTGAAATATCTTTGTTGAAGGTAAGGCACAAATTTCTTTAACCCAATCCATAACATTACGTTCTTCAAAAAAGTTACCTTGTTCATGACCGAAAGGAAAGTATCCAGACCATCCATTAACAGCAACGGCTACTCCAACAATAGCACCATCATTAATTAAAGCACCCGATCCTCTTTTAGTTAGACCAGGATCTTTTGTTTCTAAATCTATCGCAATATGTGAGTATCTTCTTAAATCTGGAAAAGATTCAGGACAAACCCATTCTATAGGAGCTTCAAACATTATGATTTATCTTTCCATTCTTTGTAACCCTTAATCCAATCTGCATGAGATGTTCCAGGTGGTTTAATCATTCCCCAAGAATTTTTTGGAGGGTAAGTTCTTTCTGCATCTTCTTTAGAGATACCAGCGTTGCGGTATTCCTCTTCTTCTGTCATCGGTATTAATGCGTAATCTCTTTCCAATATCATATCTATATAATGTTTTGCTTTCTCTAAGTCTTGTCTTTCTCCTTTATGCTTGTGACGGCAGATATATTTAATAGCATTGCCTTCTGCAAAAGGCAAATCGTTCTTGTTTATAAACTCACTTGGTTGAATTTTCATATCCTTGTAGTGAGATCCTCCTACTTGTTTATCGTATGCACTCATTCTATTATTCCTCCTATAGTGTAAAACTCATCATGTAGTGGTGCCATGAGATAGAGTTTGTTTTTAGCTCGAGTTACCGCCACATAAACTAATCTATGTTGCGCATCTGGATTGTTTCTAGCTTCCTGATAAGGTTTAACTTGATTTTCTGTTCCATAATCTGGAAAGACTAAAACATTTTCACACTCTCTTCCTTTTGATCCGTGCATAGTAGATAACTCTATTCTTGTTTCGTGCATTAAATCATCTTTTTTTTCTAATAAACTTTTAATATAATTCTTAACTTCTTCCTCTATGTGTAATTGCTCCCAGCTGCCTGTCACGAGTAGCCCGTGTTTTTCTTTTAGTTCTTCTAAGGTTACGTTTTCCACATGATCTAGCGTCTTACCACTAGAAAAACCATGTTTAACATGTCCTGCTTGAGAGCTTAAAAATTCTTTATAAACAGATTTAGCGTCTTCTTTACTAACTCTTATTCCATTATTTAGTTTAATCCATGTTTGATAAGCCTGTAAAACTTCATTAGGTAAAACACTATTTACTTTTCCAGTAAATCTTATTCCAAGTCCATAAAAATGCTGTCCAATTTCTTCCAGTAATTTATTAGTTTGAGCCAATATCATCCACTTGCCTTCAGAAAAATCTATTTCATCTAAGTACATATTTTCTAGAACCTCTCCTTGAGCTTCTCTTGCATTCCATTTTTTACTAACTCTATTTTCTTTAGTGA